TCTTATTTCTATCTACTAATCCAGATGTACAATATGTAATTGAATCTTTTGCAATTTTTGTTGAACCTTTACCTGCTTGTGCAATCATCCCTGTAGGATAATTAGGTTTCATTGTATAGATGTAGTATTCATCAAACTTTGGGTTTGGTGTTGGTTCATCACCTTTATTACCAGGTATTCTTAAATTTCCTAAATTACGATCTGTACTTTTCTTTTCCTGACGAATATACTTAATCTTCATCGGGTCAATGTATCTTAAATCCTTTAGACCTTCCTGTGGATTCTTTTGATCGATAACTTTTAGATAATATAAACGACCATCTATATACCAATTTCTGAAAATTTCATGAGACTTTTTATCAAAGTCCATTAATTCTTTAATATATCTAAATTCTTCTCTAATTTTTTTCTTTATACCTTCACTGGCATTTAAGTTTGATAATTCTACTTCAACAGGAGAATCGTATAGATCACTGACAATTGCTTCATTAACGACATCTTCAATGGCACCATCTGCTTCTGGATGCAGAGCCATTTCTCTATATCTTTTAATTAATTCGTGTTCAGAACGATATGCACCTTCAATATCTACGTATTGACCATAAAAACCACTTGCAATATAATTATCAACCCCGTCCTCATTATTTTTGGGGACAGGGCTAACAATTGAAGTGGATTTGTCTTGTGAATCCTCAATAGAAAAACCGAAAAGTTTCGCCATAGTATAATAATTTTGTTATATGTTTATTTAGCTGATGTCTACACCGCCTGATACGGGACTATCTCCCTTCAGAATTTCAATGTACTGAACTTGAAGTTCAACAGTAAATTCTTGAATACCTTGAGCGTCATATGACAATTCGATAGGACCGACTTGAGTTGGGAACGTATCATAGAAACGATATTTCCTGATACTTTGACCATCACGATCAAGTTGGAATACAAATGCGTCAGATTGATACTGAGCAGGATTAACTAATCCAGTGTTATCACTAAGTTTGTTAATTGTATTCATCCAGTTCTCAAATGCAGATCTTATTGCAAAATCTGTATCGTTGATAACTGTTACTGTCCATGAATCAAATGTTCTGTCACCTGCGATTTTAAGTACCCTTCCTCTGAAAGGTACTTCTATCTGTGCAATGTTTGATGCTGGTAATCTCGCTCCTTTAACTAAGAACCTTGATTTGTCAAGAACATCCTGTGCTGGTTGAGCAGCATCTGGGAATGTGAGGACAACTTCAAACAGATTAGCACGAGCACCGCCACCTGTCAACTTACTTTTAAAGTCTGAAATCGTTCTTAGTGGTGGTGGATTGACCTGATTTCTAGCCATAGTTGATTAAACCTCTTTTAATTAAACGGAACCAATTACTTCTTCAAAGTCAACACCAGTTCTGGTGGCGACGAAGGTAAGACCAATAAAGTTAATTGATCTTGCTGGTTTGATAAAGATGTCAGCAACAAATTCATTTCGATCAATGACTGCTGCAGTATTATTTGTTTCATCGCAAATTACAACAAAGTCAAATATACCTCTGTTGGATTGAACCTCTCTTAGGAATGGTTCAATTATATTTACGAAGTTTGTTCTAGTTAGTTCATCGTTGAACTCAAAGAGTTGATCCTTAGCCGCTGCTGATATAGCATCTTCTAAGAAAATGAACAACCTACGAACGTTGATTCGGTCAAATGCCGATGACTTACCAAATGAAGTCTTGTCTCCAAAGAGAACAATACCAGCACCTGGTGAAAGTATGACAGGGTTAACTCTATTTGAATATAGAATATCTCTCTGTTTCTTGCCAGGATTATAAGCAAGTTTTACTGAGTTAAGGATTGAACCTCTTGCAGTACCCGCTGGTGAGAACCAAGGGAACTGTTCAATATCAGTTCTTGCACAAGTTCCAGCAATATCACCATTCAATGGTACATATCTAAATGTATTATTGAATCTGTCAAACATATATTTGTATCCACTATCGAATACACCATATGTTGAAGATGATATTGGAGCATAGTAACTTACGATGTTTTCAGTCATCGTATCTATATTATTGACTGTTACAGAACCTACTGAACTATCATTCAAGAATGCTTGACGATAGGGTGAGATAAATGCAACTGCATCTTTTCTTGCTTCAGCAACTGCAATACATTTTTCTGCAAGTGCCTGTGACTGCTCTTTTGGATGATGAGCAGCACCCATCATGATAAAGTCAACTTCGACTTCCTCAGTATTTGCAAATAATTCGTAACCACTGATTAGGTCATCAACACCTGATGTTAAAGCACCGACTGTTGTATAATCAGTCTTATCTCCGTAGTTAGTTCCACCTCCAAGAGATGCTGTGAATACACCAGATACACCGAAGTTAACATCTGCTGCATCTTGGTCCCAACCACTATCTGCATCTAAGTTACCAATTGCAGTTGCAGTTCCAGCGGTAAATCCACTAGTTGTGATTCCTGCAGGAGCACTACCACCGTAGATATACTGTGAATTAGTTGAAAGATACTTTCTCCAGTATGCAGTTGAACCTACTGAGTATTCTGCATCTTTTGCTTTTGAAAGGTTTAGATGTTTTTCAAGGATTGTTCCAGCATTACCTGTAATTGTTCCTTTGTCGTCAATTACAACAACATGAAGTTCATCAAAACGTCCACCTCTAGCAGCTGCATAAGTTGAAGTGCTAGGTCTGTCTGCGATTGCATCCCACTCTAATTTAAGTGGATTACCTTGTGAATCTGTACTTGTTAGTACAATGTCTTGTCTTTCAAACCAGTCAACTACTGCTGTGACGTTTGTTGGTGTTCCACCAACGTTTGTTCCCGCAGCGTTTGCTGCAATATTACCAGTTGCAAAGTTATAAACTCCACCGTTTTGGTAATTTACATTTGTGACTGTGCCAGCAGCAGAAACGTGAGCAAGTGTTTTTACACTTACAGTTCCAGTACCAACTTCAGTAACAACACCCTTAATGTATCCATCAAGAACACTTGTTCCTCCAGCACCAGCAAGAATTCTTCCAGCAGCAGATTGTGTTATACCCAATCCAACTGTACTGATACCAGATACTGTTAATACTTGGTCTGCTTTTGCATCAATGATTGCAACACGGATTCCGTTTGCGTATGTACCAGGTGTTTTTGATGCGACTGTTACACCTGTGATTGTATTATCATCATAACCCAATTGGTTATAATGTGTATCACTCTTAATTCTTATTGAAGAAGCAGCACCTACAAAAGCATTTTTAAGACCAACTCCAGTTAACGTGTTGTAATCGTCAGCACGAATAACTTGAAGTGTTCCACCATATGCTAAGTAAGAAGATGCGACCATCCAATATTCGTAGTGATTATCTACTGAATAAGGTTGCCCAAAAGTTTGTAATAGATCCTCCTCACTCTCTATGAGTTGTGGGTCTTCCACAGGTCCTTTAGTAAATGGAGCGACTAATGCACCTATAGAGCCGCTTGTTGCGTCTACTCTACCAATGGTTAGGTCAACTTCTCTAACTAGGATACCAGGAGAGGCTAAATTTAAAGCCATCTGTTATTCTCCGTTCTCAGAAATATTTTTCTTGAATTATTTATTAAAATGTCCTTTTTCATCGGGGAAACAGTGCATGAACTACCAATCAGGATATACCCATTTGTTACTTATCTTCTTTTTTGATTTCTTTACTCTTGATATTGTACAACTTTTACATTCATAAGAATATGAAGATTGAATACTTTTATTCTTTCTTATAAGGTAGAAACCATCTATTAAATCTTTAATTTTACCACAAACACGACATTTACGTTCTGTAAGAACGAAATGACTAACCTCCATTTGTTCATCAAAATCCATCATAGGACTTGAATAACACCATTACAATCTGGAATATCTTGTAATATTTTATTTTCTATACCTTGTTTAAGAGTCATAGCACTCATTGCACAACTTGTACAAGCACCACCTAATCTAACTTTTACAAATTTTGTATCCTCTTCTATCTCTACAAATTCTACAAATCCTCCATCTGCTTCAATATAAGGAGCAATCTCAGACAAAGATTCAATTACATTACTCGCAGTCAAGTCCATCATTTTTCTGCAGCGTATAAGGCGAATGTAGAAGTAGTTATAACAGTCATCATGTTAGCAATATGTTGTTTAGTATCAGAGTCACATTTATTAACCATAGGAAGAAAACATCCAATTATGGTTGCACCCACTATTCCTAACTGGAATAAGATTACAATCTTTATAAGATTTATGACCTGATTCTTACTATCCATTATCCTCCTCCAAAGTCATATTGGTTTTCGCTTATAAAGTCAAGGTAAGCATACCAATCATATCGCTCACACCCATTATTTAATGCGTCATACATTAGATCAACAGTATTGTGATGAGGAAATATAGGATGTTTACATGTGTATTCAGGTATAATAAACATTACATATAATCCCACATATAAGATCTGTCACCATACTCATCAACTTTCCATAAATCACCATCTTTATCTACAAATGAATCATCTTCTAATCCATCAGACATAAAACCAAATGGTGCCATATCTTGTTCAATTTGATTTTTCTGTTCTTCATATATTCTCTTTCTTACATCATTATCAGTCATTTCCTTGAAATAATCCTGTGCAACTAACCAAGCAAATATAACTAAACACATTGCTAGGTCATCATTACATCCCTCTTCCGCTTCAAAAGAATTATGTTTTTGAGAAAAAGTAGTTAATTCAGATATAATATCATAATCAATAATTTGTACTTTATCATCCTCTAAAAGTGTTTTAAGATTTGAACAACCAAGTTTCTTAACTGCTTGAGTTGTTCTGACTCCTAACTGTGACCTCTTACCACTAAATCCAGCACCAACGACTTGACCTGCTCTACCTCTTTGAGAGCACATCAATAAATTATCATATTCTAAATCGTAGTTTAGAATAGATGCAACTTGATCTCCAATATCATTTACTTCACATAATATAAATGCCTTATTATATGCTTTACCAATATCATCAATAATACTTGGAAATAACATTGGTTTGATTTCATTATTTCGATATTTTGCTACTGCTTTATATGGGAAATTGGTAATATCAAAAACTATAAACGCAGAATAATCATTTCCTAAACCACGAGCAACGTCAACTGTAATCAAATAGTTATGATTTTTTCTTGGAACTTCATATACATCCAAACCAGCATTTTTTTGTATTGGATTCTCATATACTAAATTTTTTAATTTTGCGGGATTAATAAGAGTATTAACAGATCCTAAGAACTCACATTCAAACTCAACCTTAAATTGCTGCTCTGATGTATTTGCAATAGTTGATTCTTTCCATGCTTCATCACGACCTGGTACTTCAGACCAATGAACTTCAGTTGGAATATATCCATTTTTATTTCTTTCAGCATCATGCCACATACGGTAGAAGTGATTCATACCTCGTGGTGTAGATACAATTATAACTTTTGTTTTTTGACCAGATGAAATAGTAGGATATACGGATGCAAAGAAATCATCTGCAATATGATTTGGAATGAATGCAAATTCGTCTAAGAATATGACGTTATATGATCCACCCCGAACTGCAGATGATGATGTTGAGTTTGCAGATATTTTTGACCCATTCTCTAATTCTAATGAACCTTTGTTCCAAGATATAATTCCTTGCTGCATCCATCTTGGTAAATTTTCATATGCTAATTGAAGTCTACCTAATAAATCTCTGGCAGTTGATGCCTTGTTCGCCAATATAGCAATATTGATATTATCATTAAAAACTGCGTAATGTAAGAGATAAGATACAACTGTAGTGGATTTACCCGTCTGCCGAGGCATCTTACAGATGTTAAAACGGTTTTCATGGAAATTGCTAATTAACTTTTTCTGAAAAGGATACATCCGAAATGGAACTAATCCTTCATCAAGAGAAACAATTTTAATATGTTTGTTTGCAAAATATACTGGATCTTCTTTACATTTTAAAAATTCAACAATATTCTCCTGTGTAAATTCAATAGGAGTATTTGCTTTTTTTAAATTGGGATTACCAAGATAAACTTCACTCATGATATAAAATTAAATTATGAACTTATACTGTGTATCCTACTTTTGCACCCAATACAGCAGCGTTTGCAGCAAAGATTGCTTCAGTTGATTTTTTTTCTACAAATTCTACTGCGTTACCTGGTAGTGTGAAAGTTCCTATTGTTGTAGATCCACCAACTTCATCAATAACAGTTACTAATCTTGCAGTTCCACTATTATTAACAAGACGGACTGCTGTAGCACTACCAAAGGTGGATGCACCTGCAGCATTTGTACCACATGCTGCCTCAGTACCTTTAATTAATGTGATCATTACTCTAAACTTTTATTGACTATTTAGGTTTGTTTAATCTATCCTTTTTAAGTTGTCGTACCAATCTGTATTTACCAACCTTTGATGAAGGACCAGGAACCACTGGAATTATATCTTTTGCTTTAGCAATTCTCTCTGTTTCAGTTCCAGCATTTCTTAAATCTTTCCATCCTTTTCTAATAGATTTTTTATTCACTACTACATCCATGACCTCACCTTTATCTTTTTTCTTAAAGGGATTTAATACATTCTTTAATTTTTCATTCTCAAATCTAGCACCTCTTTTTGCATATAGACCCGCTTGTCTCTTTCCTTCTTTAGTACTAGTTGCAAAATATGCATCTACACCTGATCTTGCCTGATTACCTTTTGGTTTCCATCCAGATTTTTTTATCCAATCTAGAGTTGCTGGATTGTTCTTATATTGCTTCATAACATCCATATTCACACCTGATACTGCAGGAGTTACACCTGTCTTTTTATATCTTGCTATATTTTTTGCAGACTGTCCATGAAAACCACGAACCATTGTTCCTCGCTCTACTGCTTTTCGAGCAAAATATGGATCAATTGATCTTTTCGGT